CTCACGTATGTGCTTCTCTTGTTCCTGCAGCTTCTTACGAGCTATAGTAGCGTTAAGAGCTTCTTCTTCTACTGACCCACCACCAAACAGTTTTTTAAATATAGGTGGGTTTTCTGCTTCCCTTTCGGCTTGTCTTATGTCTGATGCGTAGCTAAACCACTTGCCCAACTGTTGAGCAACCTGTTCAATCTCAGCACCTTTGTTTACTAAAAGCTGTACGCCTCTGAACGATGAAGACGCCAGCGCTATAAGAGAAAGGGGGTCCATTCATTTAAGGCTTCGTAGGCCACGTTACGCTATTAGGAAAGCCGTCCTGCTGTGGCACATCCCTAAGCGCCTGACGATAAGTTGCCATTTCTGTTGACATAGTTGCATCAGACAAACCTAAATAGTCCGTCTCTCTTAGCTTGTCATCACGCTCTGCTCTGACATTCGCTTTTTTGTCTGCAAGCTGAGTTGCTGTTTCATCTGCTGATAACGCGACAGTGTTCCACCCTTTAGTCCAAACGCCATCTACTAGCTCCACATCACGTTCTTCAATCTTATGAGTGCTAGAGTCATAATCAGGCTGGTCTAGCTGTGTTACAGGATATACGCTGTAGTCAGCCAAGATACTGCTAGGAATAATCTTAGGAAACGATACGCTAGGATTTTCTTTGCGGAGCTTGCCGATTGTATAGGTTTCAGCCGTTCCGTTTGTTACTTTAACGTACATTGTTTAATCCTTTGTTAGTGTTGGGCTTTCAGTGTTTACGCTTGTGCTTATACCGTTCCAATAAGTGGATGTATACGTTGCACTGCTTATGCTTCCCCCATCTGCTGTTGTTATAGTTGACAGCGTAAGGTCTGAAGAATTATCTGTTAGCTCTTCGTTTACAAAAAACAAATATGTTCTAGTTGAAGAGCCTTCTGCAGCAATAATAGGATTGCCAGAAGAATTAATAACAAGATCGCCTGTTGTACCCAAGCCATATAAACCGCTGTCAGGAGCATCAAAATGATGTTGATAGGTTAATGCGCCAGCAGACGAAAACTTACAAATAAACGGAGCGTTATCACCACCGTTAGTGGGGTCTACGATTCCAAATGCATAAATGTTATCGCTACTGTCTACATTGACAGAAAACAACTTAGACGTTTTACTACCATGCACAAGTTTTTTAACCCACTGCCTAGTTCCAGAGCTATTATATTTAGCAATAATGCACTGTGCTGTTCCAGAGTCCAAAGCCCAACCAACTACAATAACATTGTCATTTGAATCTACTCTGACGCCTTTAGTTTGGCCGTAGTAGTTAGTGGTGTTATTTGCTACAAATCTATACCAGCTTAAATTTCCATTTGAGCCTGTAACTTGCATAACCCCAACGCCAACAGTAAATCCTACAATTGGATTGCCAGAAGAATCCATATCTAGTGAGTTTGGCACATCGCTTTGATAACCGTTTTGACCAAAAGCTCTTGAGCTTAATTTGTTTCCGTTACTTGGGTCTATTCTGACGCCCATTGTTTGACCGGCTTTGGTTTCACCGGGGTAATAACTGTTTCCAAAAGAATGAATGTAAGAGCTATTACTTTGGCCTACAACAAGCGCATAATCATTGCTAACCCGTCTGTTTGCTGTAGATAAATCCACCGCACCGGCTGTTGTCATTCTGACGTAATAACCCACTCCGGTTCCATCTTGAGTGGCCCTTCCAGCTATATGTATTTTCCCATCGTCGCCGTAATACAAAAACTTACCGCCATAGTTATCGTATTTTGTAACGGAAGCAGCAACAGTTCCTCCTGTTAGTGACTTAGACCACACAACACTTGGCGTATCGTCTATTTTTGTAACAGCAGTATCATTTCCAAAACCGTGTCCTAAGTAGATGTTGTCGCTGCTGTCAATGACTAAAGCCGTGCCATAAATAGCCGTTCCATCAATGTAATAAGCATCAATAGGCCCACCAGCGTTGCCAGCGGCGGCTTGTAATATCTTATTGCCTACACTCATGCTAACGCTTGTCCAGCAGTAAAGCCGTACCAGTTACTTCCACCGTCATAAGTGAAAAATACAAATACATCTACGCCACCTGACGTAGCAGTTAATGTAGGTGCTGTTCCTCCGGGCCAATCAACAGTTGTGGGCCATGTAATAGTTCTAGCTGATGAGTCTTGAACAACCTTAAGTGACAGTGCATAGGCTGTGCTGTCATCTAGTCGAGTTGTTGAATACTCATTTACATCTTGCCCTGTTTGACCAACAACAAACATTTTTGTGCCGTCATTATTTAAAGCAAGTGAGTGAGGAGACGTGTCTTGAGAAGACACTGAAAAAGAAGTGCTTGAGTATGACGCTGAAGATAAATCAAATCCAGTTGTAAGGGTGTACTCAAATACTGCATCAGCATTAGTACCCAAAATATACATTTTAGTTCCGTCTGAATTAAACGCTATGCTTCTTGCTCTTGTTTCTTGACTGTTTACTGAAAAATCTCGCGTATAAGATGCAGTAGATACATCAAAACCTGTGCTTAATGCATACTCATATACTTTGTTATTTGCGTCTCCAACGATAAACATTTTTGTGCCATCGTTATTAAATGTTATGTCTTCCGGATCTGTGTCTTGGCTAGATACAGAAAAATTTGAATCGTGAGATGCTGTAGACACGTCAAAGCCTGTGCTTAATGTATATTCGTTTACCTCGTCTCCGTTAGTTCCAACAATAAACATCTTTGTTCCGGCAGTGTTAAAAGCCACACCAGACGGAGCAGCTTCTTGAGAAGAAACATCAAAGCTATCTACAAAAGATGCGGTAGATACATCAAAACCTGTGCTTAATGTGTATTCATTTACGTCCTGACCACTAACTCCGCAAATAAACATTTTGGTTCCATCGGCATTAAAAGCTATGCCATTTGGTGCTGTTTCTTGAGAAGATACTGAAAAGTTTTGAGTAAAAGATGCGCTACCTATTTGATAGCCAACAGGTGTTCCGCTAGCAGGCGGGTTGCTAAAAGTAAATGTTGTGTTTTCTGTTAAAGCGTGTTCAAAAACATTGCCATCTTCACAATTAAGTGTTGTTGCATTAGATGAGCTTGTTACACGTTTAAATGTTTCATTATAACTATCAGCTAACAACTCTCCTGCAATATCTACATCACCAGTAATACTGTTAACATTTACCGTAGCAAAACTTAACTTTCCACTACCGTCTGTTTTAAGGAACTGTCCAGCAGAGCCATCTGCGTTAGGAAGCTCTAAGCTATAAGTAGCCCCTGCTGAGTGAGGTGGGCCTTTAAGCGTTACACCGTGTGAGTTTGACTCGCAGTTAAACCTGATTGCACCAGCATTGGTATTTCCATACAGCTCTGTAAAACCTGTGCCATTTGGAAACAGCTGTATGTTGCCATTGGTATTTGTAGATTTAACAGCATTAGCATCTATCTGAATGTTGTCTACATCTAACTCATTAGCTGTAATCTGTCCTGCCGCACCATAAATAACAGCTTTGCTATTTACTACCGTATCAGCAGTTGAGCCATCTACAAGGTTAAGTTCTGTTGCGGTAGACGTAACGTCACTAAGCTGGCTTGCTGTAATAGCTAATGCCGCTTGATGCGCCGTTACAGATGCTTCAGTAACAGTTAATGACGGAATAACAGCTTCAACGTGGTCTTTTACAGCCGCGTTAGTTGGTATCTGGGTATCGCTATCTGCAAAGGTTTCCCCAGATGTAGTAATAGCACTAGCATCTATATTAGAAAATGCCACACTTGTAAGAACTGCTGTGCCACCAACTGTTATTGATGATGATGCCGCTACAGTTGTAAAAGATCCTGCCGCTGGCGTTGAACCACCAATAACAATGTTATCTGCTGTACCACCGTCCAAATTAGCAGTAGTAATCGTGCCAAGGTTGCTAACAGTAGCGCCGTTAAAGTTAACAGTTCCACTGGCTGTTAGGTTTGTAAATGTCCCTGCGCCAGCAGATGATCCACCAATCGTAGCGCCATCTACCGTACCGCCGTTAATGTCAGCAGATGTGGCGACAAGGTTTGTAAATGTACCAGCGGCTGCTGAAGAAGCGCCTATCGTTGTGCCATCAATAGCCCCTGCGTTTATATCAACAGTGGGGATGGTAACTGTGCCGGTAAAAGTTGGGCCTGCTATATCAGACTTAGTAGCAATCGCAGTCGATATAGCATCAAATTCTGTTTCAAACTCTGAGCCACGAACAACCTTGTTGGTGTCTCCACCCGGAAGCGTATCCTTAGCGGCAAAGTCTGTCGTCTTTGTATAGTTAGCCATTGGTTATTCCTAGCAAGAAAAAAGGAAAGGGGGGCCATTGCGACCCCCGTAGTTCTATTAGGCAGAAGGTACTGCCAGAACAAAACCAGCTTCAGGACGATACACCTGAACACCGTAGAGGGTGTCAGCAGTGTACAGAGTAGACAGGTACTCTTGCTTGTACTGAGTCTGGGAACGAACAGCTAACTGCTCTGCCATCACAACAGCTTCGTTGTGGAAGAACATTGCTGCACGAGTGTCAACGCTTGACGCAGTGTTGTCAGCCGCAGCCTCAATAGTTCGGCAATTGGCAGAAACGTAAACGTCTACACCATACAGGTTGCCGATCAAGCCGCTGTTGACTGTACCGCCAGATACAAAGTCAGAAGACACGTATCGGTCGATGCCCATAATAGCGTTGCGCGTAGCGGGCGGGATGATAAGGTTACGACCTTCCATCGGTACATTGTTGTCATCCATCTTCTGGATCATGTCGCGGAAGAAAGCATCCGTGAACTCGTCACCAGCTACCAGAGTGTCATCAGTGTACTGAGTGGTAGTACCGTTGTCGTTGAAAAAACAGCCAGTGTGCTGGTAGTCAGTAGCAGCAGGGCTAAATACAACAGCGCCACCGTCACCAAAACCAGTACCAGCCGCGTGAAGGTCGTTGTCAACCTGTACAGCCAGAGCGTAACCAGCGTCTTCAGTGTAGAAC